GTGATCGACTTCCATGCCCCCGGGGATCTCGCCGTTGGTCAGCTCGTAGGCGAACCGGTGCGCGGCGTGCGTCTTGCCGCCGGCTTCGAGGCGGAAGATGCCGTAGACGTGCTTGGCCGTGCCGCCCTTGCCGCCGGTCCACAGCCAGCAGTCGTCGGGCCCAGCCTTTTCGACCAACCGCCAGAACCGTTCGGCCGGCGGCTGACCCCACGCGCCCTTCGGCGGATCGGTCGTCCCGAACTTCTTCAGGCGCCGGAGATGCTTCTCGCACAGGCCCTGGCCGTGCACCGTCTTGCCGCATTCGTCGACAGAGCAGATAGCTACACCAGCCATCAGCCCACCTCTACATCGTCAAACTCGGCGTCGTCGAAGCCAATGATCTCACCATCATCAGGGGTGTTGCGTTTCGCAACACTGGGCCGAGCCGCGAAAGCATAGAACCCCTCCCGAACTTCGGTCTGAGCTTCCGCCTTCTCGGCCATCTCCCGCAACTTGACCGGCGAGTAGAAGATAGTCGACCCGTACTCCTCGCCCTTCACGCCCTTCACGTAGGCGGCGCGCAGCACCGCCACCTCGTTGGCAATCTGGGTCCAGATTTTCTCGTCGCCGGAGAACTCGCCGCCGCGTGCCGCGGTCTTGAACGCTCCTCGTTCGGGCATGAACTCCAGAAGCTCCATCAGCTCATAGGAGGACATGGTGCCATCGTGCCATTCTTTTATGCGGCGGTGATGGTACTGCGACAGGTCACTAGCTATCTGTCGCGGATACTGCCTCCATAGCCACTGGGCTTCAAGAACTTTTGGAGTCGTTGTCCTGACGCTTCCGAAGCTCGATGGACTGGCTGCCCCAGATGCGCCACACGTCGGCCGCTGACTTCCCGCCGGCCACCAGCCGGTTATAGTCCGCCTCACCGAGGGCGATCTGGGCGACCTTCACCGAGTGCGGCGGCTTGATCAGCTGCTCGACACCGTCCTCGTCAAGCCTGCGATAGGGGCGCTTGAGCGCGCCGCGTTGGCCGGGGATGACGATGCCGGTCTCGTTACCCTCGTCGTCCTTGAGGCGCTGCTCGGGGATGTCGTCTTCGCGGACGTAGGACTCCATCTCGAACTGGAGTTCTTCATACGCCTCCATCGCTTCATCGGACAGCATCGCCAGGTCAGGATGCGGGGGGACGTTGACGGTGGTGCCGTCATTGAGGGTGATCGGGGTGTCACGAAACACCGAGTCGTATTCGGTGGCTTGTTCACGCGCCTGATCGGCGGCCTCGGGGGCGGTGTGGGGAAGGTTCTTCACTTTATCTGCCATAGGGAATGGTCTACCAGATGCGGCACCATGTGTTCAAACATGCGTTTTACAAGCACAACAATGAGGTTCTATCGTGGAGAACATGGTTGGAACGAGATCAGAATTAGGCCCATCGGCGCAAGCCGTTGCTGATGCCGTTCGCCGGCACCGCGAAAGGATGGGGTGGAGCTTCGCGCGGCTGTCCCGCGAACTCACCAAAGCTGGCCGCGACATCCCCGCGCTGGGACTGGGCCGCATCGAGACAGGGCAGCGCCGCGTCGACGTGGACGACCTGACCGCGCTGGCCGTGGTGTTTGAGGTGTCGCCGGTCAGCCTGCTCATGCCACGGACCGAGGCGGACCACCCCGACGACTTCGTGCAACTCACCGGCACCGACACCATGCCGGGCACCCGGGCGTGGTCCTGGCTGATCGGGGCGTACCCGCTCGGCGGATCGGTACTGTCGTTCTACAACCATGCGCTGCCCTCGTGGGAGCGCAACGCGCTGGAAGAGAACCTCGGCGCCAAGCGCTCCGGCAAGCTCGACTGATGGACGAGGTCGCCGTCATCTGCCTGCGCGACAGCCCCTTCAAGCTGAAGGTGTTCCACTCCCAAGGGCTTCTGCGACTGACCGAGACGCGGACCCGCCCTGGGCCGTGGCGAACCGGCGAGGTCTACGACCACATGCTGGCCGAGGCCACGGTGGAGCTGCGCAGAGGGATGCGCATCGAGTGCATCCAGGAGAAGTGCTGCGACGAATGCGGGCCCAAGGTCAAGGTCCGGGTCGACGGCCGGACGGTCATGCGGTGGCCGGCCAGGCTCCACGTCTGACGCTACTTGCAGGCTACACTAAAAAGCCCCAGGCCATCTGACCTGGGGCTTTTTAGAGTCTTGACACTCGGGCCTAGCTGGCGCCCTTGATGTCGGTCCAGCTCTCGCCGTCGATCCACTCGTGGTAGTACAAGGGGATCAGCTCGTCGGAGGTCGGATCGTTGGGGTCCTTGCCGACGAAGTACGGGTCGGGCAGCACCATGTAGCCCAGCGAGCCGGCGTCCGGGTCGGTCTTGGACCGGCGGAACGAACCGATGTCGTTGAGCTTGCACAGCGAGTAACCCTCAGCCGTGTAGAGGAACTTGCCGCGCTTGCGGCGGGCGAACATCAGGATGATCTGGTACTCGGGGCCCTCGTTGTCGACGGGCTTGCCGATACCGAAGTTCTCGGTGCCGGGGTCTTCGACGATGCTGTCGCCGTTGGCGTCGGACAGTTCCAGGTTCATCCGGAGACGCTTCATCAGCGGCTTGACGGTCTCGACGCCGGTGAAGTTGATCGACAGGCTCTCGGACGTCAGGTCCGAGTCGAACGGCATGTTCGACTGCAGGATCATCTGGTTGTCGTTCGAGATGTCGGCCGCTCGTTCCGGTCCGCCGTCTTCGGTCAGGGCGCCGATGAGGTGGAAGCCCTCGTTCGGTTCGGGGTTGGTGATCCAGTCACCGTCCACCAGGATGTGCGCGAACAGGTCGTCACGCGGGGTGCCGTCCAGCGCGAAGGGCGACCAGCCGCGTGTCGCGGGCGAGCCGGCGACCCAGGGACTGATGTTGGTGGCGGCACCGCGGTTGCTGCGAATCAGAATCGCTGCGAGACCGCCGCGGGTGTTGAAGCGGGAGTCGACATCGCCGAATCCGCCTGCCCGCCAGCTGGTGCCGGTTGCTCCTGGAAGTGCCATTGTGGACGCCCTTTCTTCACGCTGAATACTATGCTACGAAACTGCCGTTGGGCCGGTGATCTAGTCGTAAGTCTGCCCGAAGATATACCGCGCCGTATAGCGGATGACCTTGTCGTTCTCGTACGGCCAGCGGTGTGGTGATTCTTTGACCTCCATAGAATCGAAGCTGCCCTCCATTTCTAGAGTCCTTCCTAGAAGCAGCATTCGGCGGTGTACTACATCTTTGATGTTGCGTGCTGCATCTTCGCCAGCCTGTTTATCAATCAGGATGTCCAGTTGGATGAGGTCATCTGCGGTGGATTCTTCGAGGTTTTCGGCGCTGCCGGGGATCTTCTGCACCAGAACAAACGGCAGCGGGTCACCGGCGCGTCGCGTGTTGGCGACGCTATACAGCGGGTTGCCGTCGAGCCAGCGCACCGCCAGCGTCTCGGCGTCGATGGGGCCAGAGTCCAGGATCTCGGTCAAAACAGCTCATTCCCATACTTGCTGGGCTTGCCTGCCGCGGCCGCCCGCGCGTTGTTGGTGGGCCGGCCGCCTCGGCTGATGACCGGGAAGGGGAACTTGTAATTCCGAATCTTACGATTACCCCTCGCGGCGATCGTGCCGCTCATGTCGCGCTCGACGGTCGCGGCCAGGGCAAACGCCGGGGTCGGAGTGTCGGGAGACGTGTGCCACTCGCCATCCTTGCCGAACCAGCTACCTGTTCCGTGCTTATCAGGCCCGGTGCCGTACTCCAGCAGGTGCGCGATCGGATCAAAGGTCACCACGCGGGTCCGCCAGCCACCGCGGTTGCCGCCTTCCGCCCTGGTGGCGCGGACAGACTCACGGTGGATCGAGGCGCGATACTCGCCCGTCGCATACCCGGCGTCCAGATAGTCCTTGGCCAACCACTTCCAGTGGAACTCGACTTGCCGGCCAACGTCGGCGACGTTGTCGGTTATCTCATCGTCATCGAGGAGCTTCACTTCCAGCTCGTTGATCAGCTGGTGTCGATTCACTGGCATCGGGGGTCACCACCCTCACCGTCTCTGTCTCCAGTACAGCCGCCGACGAGGAACCGCCTTCGGATTTGTCGTCGGCCTCAGCCTCGGAGTCGGGCTTGGACTTGGACTTCGACTCAGGACGAGACTTGGAGGTGTTGCGTTCTGCAACACCCTCGTCATCGTCGATCTTGCGAACGAGGTCACCCAGCTTCCT